GGCGAAAGCCTAGTTTAATGCAATAGTTCCGCGCAGACTCTAGCCCTTGGATAATGCTCGTCGTAACACGCAGGATTGGGCGCGAAAACGCCCACTCAAGGCATTGCATACCAAGCGCCCTAGAGTGCAGCGCTGCCGATCTTTTGAGCAGCGCGTGAAGCTCGTAGTCAATATCCGACAACCTGATCGCCATAAACGCGCCAGCGAATTCGCTATCAACAAATGCAGATAAATAAGTAACGTTTGGGTGGATTATCGGCGCCGCTGCGCGATGGTCGTGGCCGATGCGCGATATATAGGGGTCAGAATAGACCTCTACCAAGCGCTCGTCTGTGATCCCTTCGGATAATGCCACGGCCATCATTACCTTTCTATGATGCCGAGCCACTGGGCGCCCGAATTACTCAGTGGCTGGATTATTACACAGATTTTATCTTGTCAAGTGATTTCTCGTCCACTTGCTCGGATTGTCACGGCAACGGCGGCGCTTGCTATGGTTGAAATAAAGCCTCCTGGCTCTAACACTTGGCCGACAAGCTCTGGAAATGTGTACGTTTCGTCTGGAGCAATTGCTCTAGCGTCAACCACCAGATTATTTGCCCCTGCTGTGTCGCCGCTTGTCACTAAGTTAACGCTGATCGTGACGTTGTTGGCGCTAGTATTTGTGGCGGTGAATTTATCAATGATCGCGCGGCAATTGGTGGCCGTGTACTGGGTTGTCTGTATGTTTTCGGCCTGCTTGGCTGCGATAAGCGCTTTTACTAATACCGTCATTTTCTACCCCTTAAATAGCCTCTGCGCCGCTTGCTGTGATGGTCAGACCAAGCGCGGCCGCTTGGATTTGAATTGTGTCGCCAACATCCAACACCTGAATGCCGTTATACTGCAATGTGCTGTTAGCTGGGACTGCCATGTTATATAGAAATGCGTTGCCTACAGCAGCAGCCCCAGCCGAAGGCACCAGGAATACATTGACGTTAATCGCGGCTGCAGTGGTGTTGGCAATGCTCATTTCTTTTACGAGCGTGCGCGTGCTTGCCGGCACGGTGTATAGCGTCGTGACGGCAAGAGTAATTGCGGCTTGGCCCAGCTTAACCGGAGTGATGTTTTGATAGGGCATTTACATGCTCAGCCATTCAAGCACCTGCACGGCGGATGCAGGCTTGTTTTCCCATCTTGATTGAGCCGAATCATATACTAGAACATCAAAATCAGATGGCGTGCCAGTGTCTATATATACGTCTTGCAGACGGTTAAGCGATTCTGCGATTGTCATCCGCACAAATATCGATCCTGACCCGCCAGAAGCAGCATTTACAACGGCGGCAACTGGGACATCGATATTAGGCGCTTGCGGCTGGACGTTTGTCCATGTTCCTGGGGCTGCTGGGTCAAAATACAGAAAATCCCCATCCACCCAAACTTCGCCGTATGGCGTTCCGGTTGTGTTAAAGCCTCGCACCATGCCAAAGTGCGCGATATACCCGAATTCGCCGTCGTCAATGTCCTGGCTTGTAACGCCCATCATGTAATCGGAAGGGACTGACCCGTCGGCCACAGCGAGCCCAAACGTTAGCTTTCCTGATGCGCCGACAGTTCCAGAAAACATGACTGGCGTGCCCTTAGGCACAAGTGAGCCGCTTGTGTTTTTCGAATAATATAGAATCTCCTGGCCTACCTGCAACGCCTCGCCGCCGTACAAGCCGACATCTATTGTGCCGTCGTCACTGTTCCACTGCACGCGGCGCTCTCGTGTTACGTGAGGGCCATCCTCTGGCAAGTCTATATAGTCTGTCACCACTGAGTTATTGTTCTGCGCAACTGGCGCTGCAGCTAGCATCTCTAGCGCGTTGGCAATTCTGCCTAGCGTATCTAGTGCTTGCACGGCCTTCTGGTCTGCCGCAGATGCGTTGATTGCTGACACCTGCGCCAGATTAGCAATCAGCGCCAGTGCCTCAGTGGCCGTAGCCTCAGCGTTGCCGGCCTGAATGTCTATGCCGTTCGTATCGCCAGACTGCTGCACCTCGTCAGCAATAGCAAAAAGCCTCTCGAACTGCTTTATCTGCTCGTGATTCTTTAGGAAAGACGCAAGCTGATCGCGCGTCAGGTTTAGTTTCTGCTTCGCCATCAGTAGGCCAACGGCTCAATTTGAGCCTCAAGACGGATAAATGACAAGTGCGCTTGGCTGTCACCTCTGAACCGCTGGATGCGCCAGTTCCTCATATGGCCCTGCTGGAACCACACTAGCCGCTTGCTTGTGTCGCCTATTGTGCCGACATAGATTTGTCTGTCCTGGCTCCATGCAAGCCCGTCTGTAGAGTAGCTCGTCGTGATGATTGGATTGACCCCAAGCGCAACGCGACCAGTAAGCGACACTAGCTCTAGCGCATTGATAATTGCGCCCCTGCCTTCGTTGTAAACGATAAGCGTGCCGAATTCCCAACGCACAGTCTGCCCCCAGTGGCTGCCTACTGTCTGCGTGAAATACCCAATAGCGCTAGATTGCGGATCGCCTACGAGCCATTTGTCGTAGGCCCATACGATATTGCGCGCCCTGTATTGGCCGAACCCTGAATAACTTGAAGTGAGCATAACCCAAACCTGTTGCCCAGTCGCCTGGCTGGCTGCAGCATCGTAAACCAAAGTGCGGTCAGGCAGATGGATATATAGGTGCTGGTGACTTTTATCATTCCTGGCCTCTAATTTCACCTCTGATAGTTGTGCCTCTGTGTAATCTAATAGAAGCTCGTCAATTTCCTGCGTGCTGATCTTCTGCGCCTGCGCGTTGGCGCCTATGTAAATTCCTGGCTGCTCGTTATGGCCGCTTCCAAGAAAGGCTATCTCCTCCATGTAGACGCAGCACGCAAACGTGCCTACTACGCCTTTTTGAATCTGCGCTCCGTCAATGCGCTGGAACGGGAACGTGTCGCCGCCTACGTTATCGAACACCTCAATGGTGTATCGATTGAGCGCGTAAATCTCATTGCGCAATTTCAGTAGAGCAACTACCGGGTCTGAATCGGCCTCAGACGAGCCATATTTAAGCGGATTGACCTGCGTTGGATCGCTAAGCTCGGTGACTATCAGATTAGTGCCATCGGTGGTCATGAAGTACCCATCAACCCACACCACATCGAGCACAATACCTAGGTCTGGATCGGTCACCTGAGTGAGCGCGCCGTCCCAGTAGTAGAGCCTGCCGCCTGAAGCGATGGCGAGCCTATCGAAGCTGTAGTCGAACGTTACAAGCTCCCCAGTAGGTCCGCCAACGTCTGCCAAGGTTGTGACAGTGCCGTCATTGGCCACCGTGACCAACTTTGTGCCCATGACGCGGTAACAAATTCCGTTCCAGTTTATGCCGCCTCTATCTGTTCCAGGCCCTGTGCCAGATGAAATAATGCCGTCTGCTGGGCGCAGGTATCCGCTGCTGATTCCTGATTCTTTCGGCACAGGAATAAGGTTTACCGGGTAGGACGTGCGAAGGTCTGGACTGTTGTCCGAAAATATCCCGCTGAGGATAGGCACCTGCATCGCTACGCGATCCTGTACCAGCTATTCAGAGACTCCACGAACCGCATACGGAAAAATTCCTCCGCTAGAAGCGCGGCAGGATCGCCATATGCAGCTACCGCTCCGTTAAGCGCCAGCGTGAACGCTGTTATGTCCTGTGTAGTTGTAACCAGCACCTCGGTGCCGTCTGGCGTGCTCGTGTTAAGCGGCAGTGTGACGGTGCCAGTGGCCAGTGTGCCAGCAGGCTGCAGCAATATCCATTGCTGTTCATCAACAGGGGTCGGCACAGTAATATTGAACCCGGTCCCCGGCGTGTAGACATTGGTGGCTAGCGTTGGGCTGGCGAATGTCTGCTGGAAGTATTGCAACAAGGAGCTGATCGGCAATCGCCTAGCGTCACCATTGCTCGGGCTATACACCGGCAATTGATCGCCTGACGACACCTGAGATAACAACGGTAGTTGGTTAATTTGCGGCATGGAAACCCTTAGTTAAAGTCTATTTGGCCATCGTTACCGGCCAAAATTGAATCTATTGGCCGGTTTAGGAATGGATCGTCAGCAATACGCCACGGTTTATTGCCAGCGCCAGCGGGCAACGTGCCAGGTAATTGCTGCTCTGGCGGCATGGCGGCTCGAGACAACAGCGTGTTGTAAGTTTCTTTTGCTGTGGCCTTGGTTTCAGGCATAAGCTGCTTGCCATAACTAGGGGAAAGCTTTACCGCCAAGTTCGTGATAATCGCTTCGTTAGCGCTATCCGGCACCTCTGATGCCGCATCAATATCACTAAACTGCGGGCTAGATGGGATCGGATAGCCAAGCCTAACGCCGAGCGCATTCCACGATGCGAGCATGGCGTCTAGTCTGCGCAAAGCAGACTCAAGCTGTTGCGGCTGCAAGTCAAAGGCATATGACGCTAGCCCGATTTCCTCGAACGCCGCCATGACAAACTGTCTTTTGCTATACCCCATGGCTACCCCGCGAGAGCTTCATCAATTAGCCTGTTGAGTTTTTTTTTAGACGTTCTGCCATCAAATTTGATGCCAAGCTCGGCCGCCTTAGCTTCCAGCTCTTCGCGCGTAGGCTCTGCGTCATCTTCAATGCGCGCTAGCTCTGGCTCTGGCTCTACGTGCTCAATTGCCGCCTCTACCCTATGCATAAGCGCCCTGCGGTTCACGCCATCGATTGGCTTGGACGGCTTCTTTTCCTTCTTCCAGCCCTTCGGTTTACGCCATTTGGCGCGCTTATTGATCGATTTCACCAGTGCCGCATCTCCAGCCGCATCAAATGCCTGTTGCAGTGTGGCGTGCCAGCCTGACGCTAGCCGCATATCAAGCTCGCCCTGCGTTTGCACTGGCATGATTTCATAGCAGCGCCCGCCGCGAATTATGTGCCCAGGCGCGCGATATACGAACGAGGCAAATCGTTTCATTTCTTCCCCTTTTTCTTTGGCGCCTTATCTGGCTTGCCAGCATCTTTTGCTGCCTTGCGCGCCACACTTAAAGCAACAGCTATAGCCTGCTTCTGCGGCATGCCAGCATTCACTTCTTTGGCAATGTTCTTGCCTATTGATTTGCGCGAATAACCCTTAGCAAGAGGCACGGTCAACCCCAAAAAAATGGACGGGCTAGATTATAGCCCGTCCTGAGCCTCGTTAGTTTGCCAATGAATATGTGACAAACGTATCTGCGGCGGTCTTGCGTGTGCGAAAGCGCCCAGTTCTACCAGTGGTCACAGCCATATTGCCGATCACAGTGTGCCCGGAAACAGCGGCGGTAACCGTGAAGGTGTCTGGGCCAGTGTTGATAACGCTGAAATCAATAGCATCATCTACGTCGAACGATGACGCAGCATCTAGAACAGCTCCGGTTGGCAGAGTTGCCGTAACGCCTGCAGCGGTGGTTGATGTGACGATACCGCCCAGGATCATGGCAGCAGTAAGGGCGCCGGTAGCATTCAGTGCGTTTGGAGCGCCCTGAGTTACTTGGCCGCGCAACCCTTGCACAACCGCCGCAGTGCCGATCTCATAGAACACCGGGAAAACGCCGGTGGATTTGATCGTTACGTCTTGCGCTGCTGAAAATGCAGAAGTAGTAAGCGATCCGCTTTGCACCGACGAAATTTCATCAGTGGTCGTCGGGAAATTTGGATAGCCTACAGTCTCAGTCAGCACATAGCTTCCGTCGCTGTACAGCGCAATCTTATCGCTCGCTGCTACTGATACAGTAACAGAGGCGCCCGGATAGAGTACCTGACTCATTTTTACCCTTTCAAAGTGTTAGGGGAGAGGCGGAGCCCCTCCCCATTGCCTAGTTACTGGTTGAATAGCAGGATGCCAGACATCTCGGGTTGCTTATTCACAACGCCGAACAGCGTATCAAGGCGATATTTGATCGTCATTGAATCGATGTCATAGAACTTTTGCATGACCAACTCAATGCCTTGCTCGGTGCTGGCGCGCATCACTGCGGTGCCAGCATCAGATGGGATCGCATACCGTCCAGGCAGCAGTTCCAGCGCATCCTTTTGCCAAAACACGTTCACCGAGGCGGTGTTCACGTTAAGCCAAGTGATAGGCGCATTCGCTGCTGGGGTAATAATGCAGTTTTGATATTGAAGCTCTGCATCAGAGCCGCCCTGCGCCGAGATGATGGGCGGCGTGATGACCATCTGCGTGCCGTTGGTCACACTTACCACGCGGTATGTTTTAGGCTGCCCGGTTCCCTGTTTAGTGATATGGTGTACAGCCTCTGAACCATCGATGGTGAACGCATCGCCAGCAGCCACGCCGACGGTGTTGTCCACCGTGATGGTTTGATAGCGGTTGTCTACGTTTGACACCTCGCCAGTGCCGGCGGTAGAAATGGCTGCGGGCACGTAGTAGTTACCGGCAGCCGCTTGGGTGTCGATCAATGTTGCGCCGCCGCCTGCGCCAGTAAGGCGGTTGGCGTAGTCAAGTTTGAAAGTGTCGAACCCGGCAACCATGCCAACATGACTGCGCTCGTAGGCGTTCGCTGATTTGGTGCCAGTGAACGAACGGGTGGAAGCAGCAAGATTGCCGGCCAGGCCGTTGTAATCGCGGCTTGACAGCGCTAGGAAGCGGTCGTAGTTGGCCACGCCCTGTTCGTTCATGATGCTATCGCATAGGGCGATGTCATCATAATCGCCAGCGGCGGTGCCGATGTCAACCACCAGCGAACCCAGGTTAGCTGCGGCGTTCATGATGGCCAAATTAATATCGCTGGCCAGCTTTTGCTTTGCCGCATCGCCAAGGCGCCCCTCTTGCAGCGCGTCACGCAGCTCAAGCGTGGTCATGGTCCACGGCACAGTCTTGCTATAGCCGATGGTGGCCGGCACAGAAAGCTGGGTCATATCCTGATACGAGCCGGCAATGGTGTTGCCTGGGGTCGAAGTGATCGACTGCGCGATATAAGGCATCGGCCGCCAGATCACGTCATTGGTGCGGGCCATCATCGTCTGATCGGTGCTGTAGACGTTGACGTTCTTGGAGAGCACTAGGGCGTCGTGAAAGCCCTCGAGCAGGTTTTCAAATGCAACCCTCTCTTCTTTGTTAAAAGCGTTAGCCATGGTGTTGGTTCCTTTTCAATGGGTTAAGTTTTAGCGGCTTGCTTTTGCCGTTTGTACTGGACTACTTTGGTGTAGTTGCCAGTCTTTTCGGCTTCAGCTCGCAGCCGTTCTAGAGTTGAGTCAACTGCCCCAGACACGCGGCCAGTACCCTGTACCGTGCGCTCGGGCGGCGGTGCTGCCTTACGGTTCGTCACTTTCAAATCTTTCTCCAGTTTCGCTACCGCGAAAGCAAACTTTACGGGGTCTTTGATGCTGGCAAGCTCTTTGGCCTTCTTAGGGTTTTTGCCGAGCGCGTAAACAACCAGAGCCGGATTATCCGAACCTTGCAGAACCACGCCCTGTTGCGTTACGTCGAGGGTTTCGGTAACAGTTTCTTCCGCATCCTCGAAGTCACGCACCTTAAGCGCGGTTTTCGCTTGGCTGTAGGCCGTTAGTTTTTCCTGCCAAGCATCCTGCATAGCCTTATCAGCTAGGCGTTGTTGCTCGGCACGCTGATCCGCTACGCGCTTTCGCTCGTACCAATCAGCTATAGCAGCCTCGAACTTTTCCGTGTCGTAATCGTAGGACTCTAGTTTTGGCTTCTCACCAACTGCTACCGGCTTTGACTCAGTAGCAGGTGAAGTAAGTTTTGCCTCTAGCTCCCTGATTCGACGTTCTTTCTCCCTGTTAGATTTACGCAACTCACGCACCCATTCAGGCGCAGGAGCCTTTTCTTCTTGAGGGGGCGATTCCTCACCGATTGAGACCACTACCTCATCTGCATCATCTTCCGCTTTCTCTTCGGAACCAGCCGCTTCTTCGCCTTCAGACTCCACCAGTTGCTCACCAATTTCGCCTTCTGCCTGTGAATCGGAATCTTCCTCAGTTGCTTCGATGTTTTCGATAGTTTCCTGGTCTTGATCGTCTGCCGTTGCCATTGATAACCCCACTAAACTCACCCATTGAAGCGGCCGGGTGGATGCCGCATAGTTACATTGCCGGTAGGTTTGGCCGCTGCGCAATAACACCTACGCCAATCTGTTTTGCTAAGTTTACAGCATGGTCCTGTGCGTTAATGTCTACGTTAGACATAGTTTCTAGCGTTTTAGCTCTACTCAGCTCAGCATCTGCAATGGTTTTAACTGTATCTGCCCGCGCCTTGGCCGCCTTCGCTGTCGATTCTTCAGCCATCGCCATGAGCGCAGCAGATTGCGGGTCTGGCCCTTGGCCCTGAGCCATTGCCATCAACTTCTCGGCCTCTTTCTCTGTAGGCTTGACCGCGCCCATTTTTAGCAGTTTCATGCGGAAGTAATCGCGCACATCACTGATGCCCTCGCCTTCCATGTTCATCATGGCCATAGCTTGCAGCACTTGCGCTGTTTCTGGGTCCTGGGTGATGGCCATCATCCCGGTGATGGCTCGCACTGTAGCGGATCGCTTGCTGCTGCTGGACGGGCCAACCTCTGCCACCACATCGAATTTGGCTTCGGCGACATCGTTTTCTAGCTTAATTTCCCCGGTTTCAGGGTCTACAGCAGGCCTTCCAAGCTCGACCGCTCCAACGTCTCCGGTTTCCTCTACCACCTTCATCTTTCTACCGCTCTCGCCGTATACATCTTTGGCCATAGATAGCCAAATTTCGCCAGCCCGCTTCATGCCCTTGGCAAAGTTGCTCATGTAGATGAAGGCTTGGCCATCGACTCTGGCCTGAATCATCTCAACAGCCTTGTCTGAGATGTTGCTCACCATCTTGTCGGCACCGGCTGGGTTGCCAAGAATGTCCTGCATGTCGGTCTCGGTGATCTGCAAGAGCGCGGCCATAGCAGGCGGAACTACTGGCGGTTTTGTATAGGCTACCGGGCCGCCTGCAACCTGATTCCCGTTCTGGTCTGTGATAGGGTTAATTAACAGATACGGGTAGTCTTTTAAGTTATCCTCTGCCCACATGACCTGATGCCCTGCGACCTGCTCTGGCGTTAGGATCGGCTTTTCAACACTAGAAAGCGCGCTAATCTCGCCAAGCTTAGATAGCTGCATATTCTTCAGGCGCTGTGCATCCTTGGCCAGGCGCACGTGCCCCATGCAGCGCTCGACGTTATCTACGAACCAGCGCTTGCCGTAGACTGGCACGATAGGAATACACTTGCCTGCGATATACCCGCAGTCTTCTAGTATTTTGCCGCCAGACATGATGTACTTGCGCACACGTTTAACTTTGATTTTCTTTTGGCGCGTCTCGGTAGTGCCTACGGCTGCTAACGATTCTTCAAGGCCGTCATCTTTTTCAAAGTCTGCCTGCGTGTATCGCTCTTCGTCGCCGGTAACGGTGGTGAAGATGCGGATTGTTTCGGTCTTTTCCTCTATCCTGTAATACTCTGCAACATAAACAACATCCGGCGTACACCAATCAAACTCGTATTGGTGGATGATTTTCGGCCAGCTAGTAGGGTCGTCTCCAAACTCATCTTTATAGGCATCGCGCGTCATTGCCGTTACAACAAAGCAACGCTTTGCGTCGGACTTATCTTGCCGCTTTGCTCCAAGATCAAAGAAAACTGATGAGTCTGCGTCGAAGATCGGCTCGATTTTTATGCGCTGCCGCTCGTCGCCTGGGTCTTCTTCATCTTCGTAAACTGTGCGCAGGCGCCATGCTCCAAACCCGCCGCCGACTGCCTCCTCGAATGCGTTATCGTATGCCTCATCGGCAACGCTATCCTGCTCGTCTGCACGATATAGGCCGGCGCAGGTATCAGCCAGCTTGTCGTGCTCTTCGCCTTCTTTACTTGTAAATGTAACTGTGATGCGATTGTTTCTGTACTCGTTAATGATGCGGATAACGGAGAGATGGACCTTGTTCACCTCGAACTTAGGCTTATTTTCGTACTGGTCAGCTAGTGGCCCTTCCCATTGGCTTCCTGCCAGGCTGTAGAATCTGCGATCCTGAAGGCACTGTAGGCGCTCGTCGCGCAACGCTGATTGAATGTTGTCAAACTCAGCCAAAGCCTCAGCGTGGAGGTTAGCTAGGTACTGTTCTTTTGGGACGCGCGCCATGTGTTAGCCCTTAGTGAATTCGGCGATGTTACCATTTGTGCGCAACTGGCAACGGTTTGAAGTTTACGTCCCGCTTTACAGCCGCTGCGCGCCTTACACCTTCGCATGCGTATCGCAGTGCATCAATGACGTGGTTTTGTTTGTCTTGTAGCACTGGCAGGATTTTATTTGTTAGCGGGTCGGTCTTGTAGCTGAAAAAAGTAAGCTCGTCAATAGTGTGAGTGCAACGTGGGTGCACGACAATATCGTAACTCTTTAGCCATTCCACTCCCTCTACAACTGAATCCCTACCCTTTACTGCCGGCATGATCTTCGGAAAACCGTTCTTGCGCATGTGGCTGATTGTTTCTGGCCTAGAGCTATCGGCAACGAGCGGCCATTTTTCTGCGCCTGGAACGGTCATGAATAGGTCTGGCGTGTTCATAATTTCGCAGCCGACCATATACGCCTCGTGGTCGATGTACAGCGTGCGGCCTACTATATGGCACCTCACAAGCACGGTTGGATCGTTAGCAAATCCCCAGTCTGCGCCGAGCCGGTGGATTGCGTCTGGCGGCGCTTCGAAGTCCTCGACGCGCCAATTTTTGAAAACGCGCGCCGTGCTGTTTTGCAGATATGCGCCGCGCCAGACGTGTGCATATTTGTCGGGGTCACGCGCCAGGTCGTATTCCATTTCAGCCCGGAGCACGTCGGGGAACCATGGGTTATTTTCAAAGTTAACTTCAAGCACAACAGAGTCTGGTGGTGGTTTACTGCCGCGCAATAGTTGGTCAACTGGATCACTAGACTGATTTGGATTCCACGTGAACCACAACTCAGAACCAGGCTTGCGTATTGTTGGGCGTAGCAAGTCTAAACTGCGTTGCGATAAGCTCTGAGCTTCTTCGCACCAGGCGCGATTATACCCCTCGAGTGATTTTATGGAGTCAGCTGTATGGTTTTGCATACCCTGAAAAATTATCATGCCGTCCCCTTTTTTTGATTTGATAACAGCTTCCTGCACCTCGAAGTAAGCGCCGGCATTCATTGATTCAATCTTCAGCTCGAGCAGCCTTTTAACGGACTGCGCAAGTGATTTCTGCACCTCGCGCACGCAAACCGACCGGCTGGATTGGTCAACGATGTGCTCCTCGATCATCATTTCTGCGAATGTATGCGACTTCCCAGACCCGCGCCCACCAAACGCGCCCTTATATCTGGCAGGCTCAAGCAGTGGAAGCGCCCACTCTGGAGTGTCTATGCGCAAAATTGTCACTTTTTGACTACAACGCGCTCAATTTTCTGGATCGCCACCGGCCTATCCGGGTCTCCAGAAAGCTCTAGCTTTTCCCCATACTTCTTCGGGGCAAGCTTTGATAGCAACCACTTACGGCTATCTACTTGCAGCCTATGCTTTTGCACAGCGGCCCAATCTCTTTTTCCGTCCGGCGTCATGCCAACGTCTGCGTCGCTTAACTCCATGATTTCGTTGGCGATGCGGTCTATCAAATCATCGCGCGCGTGCGCGTAGCGTTCCGCTAGGGCGGGATCGTCATCCACCCACCTACAAAACGTGCTTTGCGGGACGCCGGCCTTTTCGCACGCTTTGAATGCGCTCAGCCCTGCCCGCATTCCGGCCAAGACAATCTCGGCAACATCTTCCCGTTCCTTGCTTTTTGGTTCAGTATGCTTACGAGCCATTTTTAGCCTCCAGGATCGCCGCAATCACCGCCAGAGGTATCCAGGCCCATCCGTACAAAAAAAACATCAGGATGGCCGTTAAAACGCCTAGGATGCCTATTATCACTTTGTCGAGGGTCATTTCGTTACTCCATGATGTTGATGGTGTCGCCATTATTCCCCCTTGCTGATTTTTTGATCTGTTGAAAAGTCTGTTTTTTTGCCGTCTTTTTGCTGGATTTAATTTTCTGGCAGGTTGACATCCAGGTGGTTGTCGCAGTGGATTAGTTTACTGGCTGCATTGTGCTCTTTTTCCAGCCGGCTTGTCACCAAGGTGGCGTAGCCGACAACGTCAAGCCACGAATCGTGCCAGTTCGGATTGCCATTCAAAATCCTGGCCACCTTGTGCTGCACCATTTCCAGAGCCTCTTTCTGGTCTGCCGCCAGTCTGTCCCATCCTTCTGATCCTGTCATCACTGCCTTGAGTTCCTGGCTGATCCTGGCATGGCCTTCAAAGCTGCCGTACCTGTTTCCGCGCTCGGCCAGCATCTGGTTTACGTCTGGGGCGCAGACTTGGGTTTCGTTGGTTGTTGTCATGAATCCAATTCCTCTAATTCCTCGCAGAGGTTGTTAAAAATATCTGGTCGATGTTGTTTTAGAAGCATGGCATCTTTTGTCATCAACGCCTTGCCGTTTTTGGACTGCATCCAGTAGTTTGCTTTGTGTGGGACTCGTTTCCCAATGGCCACAACTTTTAGGTTGTTGCATTTTGGGGAATATTCCTTGCGGTATAGACGCCACTCTAAACCCGGCTCATCGTCATTGTCCAGTCGCGTACTGGTAATCCATCCATCTGCATCAGGTGGATTTCCTGCGAACAGTTTTGTGATTGTTGATTTTTTTGTTTTTGTGGGTTTTTGTGTGTTTAATTTTTGAACGCATGGGATGAGCCATCGCTTTACGCCGCCATCCACGATCAAGCCATCAGCCATGAGCTGATTGATGATTCCTCCTTGCCTTGATGGTGCTGCATGGTTGTTGATTGTTCGCTCTGCGTAGCCTTGTGATCTCATCCATTCCACGAAATCATCGCGTTTAACAATGAAGTCTATGCTATCTGGTAAAGCGCCAAGGTGCAAGGCCAGCCTATAAAAAAATTTCTGATTCATCGGGCTTCCCCGTCTTTGCTAAGCATCATGGCGCTGGCCCATGTGTCATCAATGACAATCCATCCATGTTCAAACGGCTCGATCATGTTGGCTTGCAGCAATCCGCCAACCAGGCCATCTCCGTTTGACGGGTCCACTGCCTTACGAATCTTGGCGGCAGAGTAGCCCTGATTTTCCAAATGATTTTTCAAACCGCTTTCGCTGATGTAGGGTCTTGGCCCATTTTTTCCCAAGCTCATAGCTTCTCCAAAGTTGACCGCATTACCGAACGACCCTCCTACCCTTCACCTATACCCCAGTTTCACTAACTGGGGGTATAGGAGTATGGGTAGGGGAGGGTAGTTTTCGGTATTTTTGCCACCCTCAACTACCCTGCCGATAGTATATAGTATATTCATTTGGGTTGTAAAGGGTTATTTAGGGTAGTTTTTGATGTCTTGTTTCGGCTTGTGTTGCCCGCCAAGCATTTTCAAATACGCGCATTTCTGAGCTGAATTTTGATTCCTTTTTTGCCGCCAAATGGGACGCTGCTTCGACCACAACGGCCGATTGGACTGGCTGCTCGTCCTCGTCCATCCAGCCTGGGATGGTGACCTGTTGCAACTCCACGTAGACCGTTTTGGCCAGTTCTGCGTCTTTGGACTTGCGCTGCACGATCTGCATAGGCAGGTCGTCTTTGCCTGGGACGATACTAATTTCGATGTCCAGCGCGCCTCGCCAGGCGCTTGAGCCGCGCGCCCGGTGCTGGGCTTCCTCGGCCACGCCGGTGTGGTGCACCAGGATCACGCTGCAATGAAACTCATTCATAAGACTGTTGCAGGCGTCCAGCATGGTCTTGGCGTCCTGGGCGCTATTCTCATCACCGGCTAGGAAGCGGTGTAGGGTGTCAACAACGATCACCTTCGGAGTGTTGGGCAGCATCCTGACCTGCTCTACTACCTTGAGGTAGCCGGTTGGGGTGTTTAGGTCGCAGCCGTCTTTGGATAGCCACATGGACAAACTCCCCGCTCTGTGGTGGTGCTTCCAGGCTGCGATCCGTCCGCGCAGGCCGTGGTGGCCTTCACCAGCCAGATAGACCACGTTGCCGTGCCGCACCTTCTGGCCGCACCACTCGGCCATGCCGCTGGCCATGCGCAGGCACCAATCCAAAACCACAAAGGTTTTGCCGCCGCCCGATGGACCGTGTACCATTATCAGAGCTTGGTCCTGAATCCAGCGCTTAACCAACCAGGAGATGGGGGCTGGCTGGGCTGAGAAGTCGTCGGCCGGGATCAGCCAGTCGTCGTCTGGCGGCAGCAACAGGCTGGCCAAGTCGTGCCCAGCCTGAGCATAATCATTTGCATCCCCTTGCAATGGGGGCATGACCATTCGCGCGCCGAACTTGGCCGATGCTTGCTCCGCGTAGCGTTGGCCAACCCCAGACGCATCGTTGTCGGCCACGATCACAATGTCCTGGGTCGCACCGTACTTATCGCGTAGGACTGAAGTAACCGGCACAAGATTGCTGGCGCTGTAGGCCACCACCACCGGCCTGCCGGTGGTCTCATGGATGGTTGCTGCCGTTGCAAAGCCCTCGGCCACAAACAGTGTTCCAGGCTCGTCCATGGTGCCAAGCATCCAGAATTTGCCGCCTGTTTGGCCGCCAGGGTGGTATAGCTTGCTGCCGTCATGGCTGATGTACTGTAGGCTGGAGAGGCCGCCGTCTTGACCATACAGAGGCACCACCAAGCGACCGTCGCCGGTTACACGCGCTCCGTGCACGCCGATGCCTTTGCGGGTGAGGTATGGGTGTTCTGGGTGAGCCGCCTGGGCCTGCTGCCAGATTGTCTCTACGGTGGCCGATGCCACCTCGTGCTGGCGCTCAAGTTCCGCGTCGCGGATCGCTTTAGCCTCTGCGATGCGCTTGGCGTGGGCCATTTCCTCTGTGGCCGTGAGTTTGCGGCCAACATCCGCGCGCCAAGGCGATTCAAACCCCAAGCGCCAGCATCCGAAGCGCCCGGCCGGGACACCATCGCCGAAGATTAAGTACCAGCCCGGCTTGTCGCCGCCCTTGTTGCCGCTGCCCTTGGTGCTGGACTTAAAGCGGTGAATTTTGCCGTCCATGATGATCTGGTCTGGCGGTTCCAGTCCAGCCGCCCGGATGGCGTCGATCAGTTGTTCTTCGGGTGGCGCGATGCGCTTTTCCGGTGGTGGCGACCACGGGCCGCCTAGGATAGTGCTTAAATTCCCATTACTCACAACAAACCTCCCATGCTTTGCATATATTCAATTGGATGCTTTGCGCCTTTTTTAAGATTGCATTCTGGCCGCAAAAGTTGAAGATTGAAATCTTCGCTAGTTCCTCCAAGCGCACATTCTTGCAAGGTTTACACGCACCATTTGCATACCTATCAACTGCGCCACACTTGACGCAAGGTTTTGCAAGTAGGCTAGTCATTCGCCACCTGCGCACGCTCCACCAAATAGTCCGACAACGCCTTCACGGTGGTGTAAGACGGGTTGGTTTCGCCCTGCATGAATCGGTAGATGGTCATGTAGTTCAAGTCCATGCGCTCTGCCACCTTGCGCAGGTTGGCGTCTTGGAGTTGATGTCGTATCTGTTCCGCTGTAAACATTTTTTCACCCTCGCTAAAAAAGTTGTTGCATTGTAGGTTATTTGTGCGCTAGAATGCAAGCACTGCGCGAACGGAATAGGCCGAAGGCGCAGATAAAGAGGGTTGAAGATGGCTATCAATATCAAGACGACTGGCGGGCTTGCCGCCAACGGGGTCAAAGTGCTTGTCTACGGGCAAGCAGGCGCAGGGAAAACGAGCTTAATCGGCACACTGCCAAACGTCATTGTGCTGTCTGCAGAGGGCGGACTAATGTCGATTCAGGATGCCGACCTGCCTTATATCGAGGTCTGCGACATGGCGACGCTACGCGAGGCCTACTCGTGGCTCACAGAAAGCGCAGAGGCTAAGAAGTATCAGTCCGTGGCCTTGGACAGCATCAGCGAGATCGCAGAGGTTGTGCTAAACGCTGAGAAGAAGGTCGCCAAAGACCCGCGCCAAGCCTACGGCGCCATGCAAGAGCAGATGGCGGACATTATCCGTGGGTTCCGCGATCTGCCAGGCCGCCATGTTTATATGAGCGCCAAGCTTGAAAAATCGCAGGACGAAATGGGCCGCATGCTTTATGCGCCGAGCATGCCGGGAAATAAAACAGGCCAGGCTCTCCCTTATTACTTCGATGAGGTACTAGCGCTTCGGGTTGAGAAAGACGCCGAAGGCACAACGCAGCGAGCCCTTATGTGTGACAGCGATGGGCTGTGGCTGGCCAAGGACCGCAGCGGAAAGCTTGCCTCGTGGGAGGCGCCAGACCTTGGCGGTGTTATTGCAAAGATCGGTGGCAAAAATGAGTAGAGGGATAGATTATCTCAAAACGCAATTTAGGTCATCGAGCGGGCATGAAATAAGCATGCGCGACTACTTCGCAGCAAAGGCAATGGAGGGAATTATATATTCAAGCTCAGATGATGACGCGCACGCTATTGCCAAGAGTGCATACATTATCGCAGACGCAATGTTGGAAGCGAGGAAACAATGACAATCGTCGCCAAAGAGACACTAATTGACATGCTGGCTAAACAGTGGATCGATGCAAAACAGGCCGAATCCAATGCAATCGCGGCGCGGCGAACTGTTGAGGATCGCATGAAGGAGATTGTCGGCATACCTGAAACATTGGACGGTACAGAGACTGTAGACGGCGGCCTATACATGCTAAAGATAGTTGGCCGCATTGATCGTAAAGTAGATGGTGACAAGTTGCAGGAAATAGCAGCAGAGTACGGGCTAACAGAGCATCTTGGCAGTTTGTTTCGCTGGAAACCTGAAATCAATATGGCCGCGTGGAAATCTGCAAGCGATGCAATCACTAAGCCTTTTGCAGTAGCAGTAACGGCCAAGCCTGGCCGCCCTTCATTTTCAATAACCACCAAGGAGTAATACCATGGCATTTTTAGGCCAATCGTTTGACGAAAAAGACCTTCCTCAAGGAATGGGTAGCTTTGACCCGCTCCCGCCTGGGTGGTATGGCGCGACAATTGCTAAGGCTGACCTGACGCCAACTAAAGACGGGTCCGGGCAGTACATCAAACTGCGGTTTGATATTACCGGCCCAACGCATCAAGGGCGCGTTGTGTTCGGCAACTTGAACATTAAAAACGCCAGCGCAAAAGCCGAAGAGATTGGCCGTCAGCAACTAGGCGACCTGATGCGCAGCATCGGGCTAACGCGCGTCGAAGACACCGATCAACTGATCGGCGGGAGCCTACAAATTAAGCTTGATGTCCGGGCGGCAACAGAACAATACGCCGCGCAAAACGAAGTGAAAGGGTATAAGGCAGCGGTAGGAGGCAGCGCGCCTATTATGGCGCCTCCTGCCAGCGCGCAGTCTGCCACAGCGCAGGAAGGAAAGCCGTTGCCACCGTGGCTCGCCAAAAAGTAGCCTAGCACCCGGCCGTCGAAAGGCGGCCGGTATCAAACTAACAGGAGCCTAGAACATGGCAGCCATCCCAAAGCCGACTAACGACATACAGGCGCTAATAGATAAGGCGCACGAGGCCCGCGCCGAGCATCCGCGCGAGCACATGGGGTGCAGTGTGTTGGGTCATTCATGCGATAGGTGGCTGTGGATGTCATTTCGCTGGGCGGTACAGCAAAAGCCGCCTGGGCGTGTGATCCGCATATTTAGGCGCGGGCACGCCGAGGAGGCAAACATCGTCGCAGATTTACGCGCTATCGGCATGGACGTGAGGAATGCTATTGGAAAAAATCAGGCGCGCGTCGATCTAGGCGCGCACGTTGCAGGGAGCGTTGACGCGATAATTGAATCAGGCGTGCCGGAAGCGCCTAAAAAACGCCATGTAGCAGAATTTAAGACATGCAGCCTAAAAGTGTTTATAGCACTGCAAAATAAGGGAGTAAAAGAAGCAAAATTTGAGCACTACGTTCAAATGCAACTGTATATGCACGGAACACAGATTGACCGAGCATTATATCTAGCCGTCTGTAAGGATGACGACCGCATCTACACCGAGCGCGTGGCTTACGATAAAGCCACTGCTGAAAAATACATAGAGCGCGGCCGCAGGATTGCGTTGTCAGACCGCATGCCAGAGCCTATTAGCACTAATCCATCATGGCACCAGTGTAAAACATGCCCGGCGTATGATTTTTGTCACGACACGAAAATAACGCAGCACGTCAACTGCCGCACATGCGCGCATAGCACTGCCAAGGAGGATAGCACCTGGCGTTGCGAGCGCCACGATTCCGATGGAATACCGGTTGAGTTTCAGCGCCAAGCCTGCGAAAGCCATGTACTCCACCCTGACCTAGTGCCGTGGGAAAGGAAGGATGGAGCAGACCAATGGACCGCAATCTATGTAGTGAATGGTAAAGATGTTGCGAATGGCGAGCCTAGAGGAAACGTCTATTCCAGCAGTGAGCTTTTGGCAAATCCGGAAATATGCACGTCTGGCGATGAATACGTTGCCGGATTGCGCGAAACTTTTAACGCGAGGATTATAGGATGAGCAAACTCGGGCATGAATTTATTGAGTACGTGAAGAGCAAAGCAAAGCTCAATAGTGATGGATGCTGGCTTATATGGGTGCGCGCCAACAAAAAGCGCGGCATTCATGTGGCAAACTTCAACAGCAAAAAATACCCGCTTCGGCGCGGCGTACTTGCGGCATCAGGGCTATTAGACATGGACGATAGGAGTAAGGTTGTCGTCCTGAATGAGAAGGTGTGCTCCAATCCAAACTGTACCGCACCAGATCATCTAATGATACGCAGCACTAAAGCTCACATGCGGCACATTAGTGCAGGGAAAATAGTAGGGGTTTCAACTAGGGTAAAACTACAGCACGCTAAGCGTAATGGTTCGCCGTTAACCCAGGCCATTGTTAATGAGGGGCGAGGGTCAGGCATGACCGCGGTCCAGTTGGCGGAAAAGTACGGCACTAGCGTCGCCAACTGGATGGACATCCTAGCAGGCAGATCGTGGGCAGATTATTTCAACCCATACAGCCAACTAGAGGCAAAAACCAGAAACTTAGCTCATGGGAACTCTAAATTCTCCTGGGAAATGGTTTGCAACATCCGCGCAGGAAAAATCACTAAAGATGATGCGCTGGCTTTGGGGATGTCAAAGAATGTCTATTACGACATAAAGGCCCGCCGCACGAGGCTCGATCGATGAATAATTGGTGCCCCACCTGTCAGATGTACGCTTTGCCGGCTGGGCAATATGGGGCGCGTCAGCCGCAGAGCAGCCCACCCGTGTGCGACTGGTGTAGACGTGTATTGGAGCCAGGGCCTAAAAAAGACGAGCCGACGAACGGCAGTTCAGGTTCGCAGGAATCGTCCGTAATATAGGTTATCACCACAACGCAAAGGTACGTAAATGTTCAAACGATATGCAGAAGAGTTTTGGGCAACCATTGAAGGCCACATGGCTCGCGTGCACATGGATTGGGAAACATTAGATTGGCTGGCAGATTACGACAGGGATTGTAAACAGTACGATGAACTTATGGAATTTGCTTACCCTTGTTGGACCAAGGGCGAAGCAATCAACTACATGATAAAGCACCTAGTGCCGCTGCGGATACAGGTCGATGAACTAGGTCACTGGATCATGACGTTTGAATCATATCCGGGCATCCGTATAAAGTACGCCGAAACCGAAGAAGGCGAAGTAAGCGCAAACCCTGAATTCGTTTTTATCAATGAGCAAGAGAAGCCGGAAAAGCTAGACGTTTCCCCTGAATTGCTGCGCCAGTTTATTCATTACATTGTGGAGTAAACCATGGAAAAATTACCAAGCAACCCGATAGACGAAGCGCTAGAGTTTGTCAGAAAAGCAATCATTATTTATGACAATCGTAAAGCCAGCACCGCGGCCAAACAAAAGGCGCATGGATATTTGTTAAACGCGCTGCGCATCTTATGGAATTCTAGCCTACGTGGCGAGCGTGAAGATAGAGCAGTGGCTAACGCGCATAAAGAAGTAATGCACGCTTTGGATCACGTGCGTAAAGCATCCATGATCCTTAATGATAATTTCGCAGGTACCGTTGATAAGCAACGCGCCTATGGTCACCTACTTGATGCTGAGAATTTGCTAGAAGGCGAGACTCTGTAACGATTAATGGCCGGCGACGTGGAAAGTAGACACGTATCGGGTTCGACCCCCGAGCCGCAGAAATGCGGAGCGATGTGGAGTAGCTAGTAGGTGGAAACCCAGGCGGCCGAATCGGCTGCTAGCTAGCAGCGGGAGTAACGCCCCGCCCGGCCACCAAACATTAGAAAGGCAATCATGCGATACTTAATTTTTGGCTTAGCTCTATTATCAGGATCGGTTTGCGCGCAAGACTTCCGGGCAGCATTCGAGCCGCTTGAACAAAAGCGGATCAACAACCCGGTACGCAATCTGCGTGAGTTTATTGACAAGCATATCGGTGAGCGCACCAGGATCGGAAACTGCAAAATGCAGATTCATAAGCCGCTCGTTAGTGTGCAGGCCACAGATTTGCCGTATCCTAAAATGACTCCGATTTATCGATGCAGGTGGGAAATTTAACAATGCCAATCGATTTGAGCAATCGCACACTTCATAATCACGACTTGGTTGGTCTAGATTTACGCGGCGCAAATCTATCCGGTAGTAGATTAATGGCTGTAGATTTGACTGGTCGAGATTTGACCGGAGCGAATTTATCCGGGGCTGCGTGTATCACCTCGACGTTTACAAATGTTGACATGCCAGAGGCTAACCTAGTAAACGCCCTGTTCGTAAGATCAAATCTAAACCGTGTTGACTTAGAAGGCGCCGACATGACTGGGGCAGAATTCCGCGCATGTAGAGTCATAGGTGCAAGCTTTAAGCGCGCCGAAATGGTTGGTATAAAGATAAAGTACACTGATTTGTGCGGCGCCAATTTTTCCATGGTGATGATGGCCAATGCAGATATTGCCAGGTCAGATTTAACCGGAGCATGGCTGCATTCTGCAAATCTGACAGGCGCGGTGATCGGTCGTTCTGTATTAGGCGGTGCGGATTGCACGCACACCAATTGCACGCGCACTAACTTTTCTCACAGTAATTTGAGGGGCGCTAAATTTTTCGGTGCTGTTATGACTGATGCGATCATGAGTTATGCCGATTTGTCAGGGGCAGACTTTACGAATGCGCATTTTGTTAACACGGTAATAGATGACTCCAGCAATAAAGAAGGTTCTGACTTTGATGTTTGGGCTTCGACCGAAGCATCCGACGAACGGCAGTTCAGGTTCGCAGGAATCGTCCGTAATATAGGTTATCACCACAACGTAAAGGGGTAAATCATGATCGAAATCAAACACAAGATAACGGGTGAAGTGTTACATACGGTCGATGCCGATGATCTGGTTGGGGCTAATCTGAAAGGGGCTAATCTGGAAGGGGCTAACCTGGAAGGGGCTAACCTGAAATGGGCTGATCTGGTTGGGGCTAATCTAAAAGGAGCTAAGATAGATCGCCCGATAAACGGTAGTTTAGTTTCTCTTGGATAAACCGTAACATAAGTTATCAAGTCAACGTAAATGGGTAATGAAATGAACGTCTACACATACTGCACCATCATGATGATTGCCGGTTTCGCTGCCGTGTTTGCGATCCACTTTTACGAAGCGCGCCGCGAGGAGAAGCTGCTAGGTGAGGCTCGGAAAGGTAGCGGGAGCGGGATCGATTGGAACGCGCGCAAAAGTAAAAGCGGCGCGATTACTAAGCGCATCATTTAATATGGGACCAAATGATGGCACACTTCAACAAAGCCGAATTCATGGAATACGTGCAGAGCAAAGCACGCCTAAATTCCGATGGATGTTGGCTTGCTTGGTCGATGAAGAACGGATGCCCGCACTTAAAATATAAGGGAAAAAATTACATGCTACGTAGAGCAGTAGCTTATGCTGTAGGTCGAATGAATCTCAAAGCAAGAGATAAAATCGTAATCTTGAACCAAGAAATCTGCGACGATAATCGCTGTGTGAACCACGAGCATTTTATGGTGGTCGATAAAGGAAAGTTGAGGCGACGGATAAATACTGGCAGAAAATTGCCACTTGATACGGTGCTAAAGATACAGCGAGCACACCAGACGAGGCATAAAACATTAACGCGCGAGATTGTGGTCGAGGGCAGGCAATCAGGGATGACCCCGACGCAATTGGCAAAAAAGTACGGGAGCAATAAAAAAGCATGGGGGCGAATACTGAGAAATGAGACGTGGAAAGATTACAACAACACATTCTCGGCGCTTGCTAGATAGATATGGCCGCCCTAGTGTCGCTGCTACTGTTAGCGCTTAGGGTGCCGGTATTACTGATTATCCTGATTTGGTTGTTCGTCTACTCGTTACCTTGGGGCGACGATGAATAGTGACTACTTAGTAATACTCAGATTGACAAATGGCGCGGTCGAGTATGTGGTAAGCGCGCCCGATGCTGAGATTGCCAGATATAAAGCATTGAGCATGTGTAGCGGTAAGGTAATTTCATCGAACATAATCGCCTTGGAGGATCATTATGCGCAAAACGTACCGGGTGAACATTTTAATGGCTTATCGACAAGGCTACGATGCTGTGATGGCGACCGTTGTCAACAGCATGCCAATTGTTGACGCCTATGAGCGCATTGCGAAGTTCCCACATGACATTCGCTGGACTACACCAAACCCCTACGGGCGTCAATCTGACAACCTGTCATCTATCGATGCCGCCCTATGGTATGCGTTCGATGCCGGGGTCAATCGAGCAGTCGGGCTAAGACAACAGGCTTATAGGGGACTGCGCAATGCGCGCCGCACGATGAACTGGCTTGCTGGCGAAAATGCTTAGGGATTACCAAAGGAAAGCAATTGACAGCCTCTATAGGTGGTTTGAGGCTGGAAACACAGGCAACCCATGCCTAGTATTGCCAACCGGAGCAGGGAAAAGCCACATAGTGGCAGCTTTATGCAAAGAAGCGTTGCAGACTTGGCCTGATACAGTTGTGTTAATGCTAACGCACGTCAAGGAATTAATAGAGCAGAACGCGCAGAAGATGCGGCAACACTGGCCTGGCGCTCCAATGGGCATCTACTCGGCCAGCATTGGTAAAAAACAGTTGGGCGAACCGATCACATTTGCAGGCATACAGTCTATCCGCACTAAGGCGCAGCTAGTTGGGCATGTTGACCTGGTGGTCATCGACGAATGCCACCTAGTGAACCATAAGGAGACTGGATCGTATCGCCAGTTTTTGGCCGACCTGAAGGTCATCAATCCTACGCTGCGTGTCATCGGCCTGACAGCCACGCCATATCGCCTTGGCCACGGATTTATAACAGATAATCCAGCGCTATTCGATGCTCTGATCGAGCCGGTAAGCATTGAGGAACTGGTGTTAGGTGGTTACCTTGCCACGCTGCGCAGTAAGGTCACAATGGCCAAGCTAGATACTTCTGGCGTCCACAAGCGCGGGGGTGAATTTATCGAGTCTGAATTACAGGCCGCTGTTGACACCGACGACAACAATCAACGCGTGGTGCGCGAAATCATCGAGTTGGCCGGAGACCGGAAGGCCTGGCTGGTATTTTGCGCCGGCGTGAAACACGCCAGGCATGTGGCCGATGTCCTGAGACGGCATGGCGTGATGGCCGATTGCGTGACAGGAGAGACGCCGAAGAATGAACGAGAGCGCATTCTAACTGAGTTCAAGGCGGGAAGAATCCGCGCGCTCACCAACGCTAACGTGCTGACCACCGGCTTCGACTACCCAGGCATTGACCTAATCGCCATGCTGCGGCCCACTATGTCTGCCAGCCTGTATGTACAGATGGCTGGGCGCGGAATGCGAGTTAAGAGCCATACGGACCATTGCCTAGTGCTCGACTTCGCTGGTGTGGTGGCCACGCATGGTCCTATCACGGCAGTGCAGCCGCCAAAGAGGGCTGGCGACGGAAACGGCGAGGCGCCCGTTAAAGTATGCGAAAACTGCGGAGAATTGTGTGCAATCTCGGCGGCTAAATGCCCGGCATGTGGCAATAAATTCCCCGAGCCGGAGAAGAAAAAGCTAGAGTTGCGCACGGATGACATTATGGGACTGCACGCCAACGCCTTGAAGGTGAAATCATGGCGGTGGAGAAAGCACATAAGCAAGGCATCTGGCAAAGAAATGTTGGCGTGCACATACTATGGCGCATTATCAGATAAGCCGATTACTGAATATCTGCCAGTGATGCACGATGATGCTGTTGGCCAAAACGCCATGCACAAATTGCTGAAAATCGCGGCACAATCTGGCGCAGACTTTGGGAATGAGTGGCGCGTTCAGAAAATAGGTGCGCTTGAGTACATGGCCGAACAGATGAGTTCCAGCAGTCCGCCATCCATTGTAGAGTATAAGATGGAAGGGAAGTTTCATCGCGTAATAAGGAGGGCTTGGGATGAGTAGGGGGCAGTATTACGGAAAACTTGGCGTTGCTAAACTGCCGGCAGAAGTGCTGGCGATCTGGTACAGCCGGGACGATGAGATGGAATTATGCGAGCCGACTGGCGTTTATTCAGACGAAGAAACAAACCCAGACGCAGCATTGGATCGTGATTTAGCCAGTAAACTGATCGCACGCACACCGCTGAGCGCGGCCCAGGCTGAGGCAATAATGCTGTGCGTAATAGAAGGGCACACCTTCCGCGAGGCAGGCATAAAAATTGGCGTTAGCAGCGGTAGAGTTGCTCAGATTTTATCGAAAGCGCTGCGAAAACTCCGGCACCAATACCTGATACTTTCAAGGAAAAAATGAGCTACAGCGATCTAGAAATGCAGGTAATCCGCTGGGCCGAAGCTAGGCGGATCATTCCGAATGCCACCCCGGTGAGTCAGCTACTCAAGGCAGTGAGTGAGATTGGCGAATTGTGCGACGCCGAAGGCAAGCGGGATCGTGCAGCAATCGAGGATGCGGTCGGAGATATTGTTGTCTGCCTCATCAACTACTGCACGCTGCAAGGAATAGACTTGACGCGGTGCCTTGCTGGGGCATATGAGCAGATTAAAGACCGTAAAGGCACACTAATGCCGGATGGCACTTTCGTAAAGGACGGAGCATGACAACGATCGCATTTGATGGTAAGACAATCGCCGCCGATACGCTGCATCAGGATGACTTTGGTTTAATTGATAACGCCTCCAAATTGTATGCGGGGGTAGATTTTGTGGCCGGGGGCGCTGGCATGCAGCACCAGATCATAAAATGGTGGCGCAATGTCAAATTGATGACATTCGACGAATTGATTGAGTACGGTTTCCCAGGATACGAAAGACGAGAGAACGACCCAGCGATATTGTTGGTGAAGCTTGGCACTAGCAAGCCTTTCAAGCATACAGGCGGTTTTTTTGTCCCTGTAGACCGTGAGTTCCACGCTGTTGGCTCAGGGCGAGACTTTGCTTTAGCGGCGATGTTCCTTGGGAAGGACGCCGCCGCTGCTGTGCGCGTTGCCAAGATTTTCGATGCCGGAACTGGTGGCGAGATTGAATCTATGGATATTTGCGAATGAATGGCCGCCCGCCAGAGCCAGCCGCTGTGGTCCAATGGCGCAAATGGGATCGTAATGGGCCGCCTAAGTGTTGCCATACTTGCGATAATTTCAGCCCTGTTGGGGCGTGCCATATTTTTGACACAACACCCCCGGAAGAATTTGCCGCCACGCTTGACGCCTGCCAGTCATGGGTTAGGGAGTTGCCATTTTGAGCGCCATCATTCCAACAGAACACTACGAACAGCGCGAACTTGTGCGGTGGTTCCGCCAAACATGGCCTGGCGTGCGCATCTTTGCCATACCAAACGGCGGTGCCCGTAGTATTGCCACCGCTAGCCGCCTGAAGGCCGAAGGCGTGGCATCTGGAGTTCCCGACCTATTTATCCCTGCTTGGCGCCTATGGGTTGAAATGAAACGCAGCAAAGGCGGCAGCCTCAGCGCAGAACAAAAAGATTGGTGCGAATATTTGGTTTCATCTGGGTATTTCTTTATAGTCGGCAAAGGCTGTGAAGACGCCAAGCAAAAGATTTTAGATTTTTCCAACCAACAAACGAAAGGGACGGCATGAACAATAAACTGAGCGCGCAACACAAGCCGCAGCAGGCTAACGGCGGCCTACTCAACCCTAACTGGAAATATATTCCGTCACTGAAGACAGATATTGCGGCGCGGTTCGCCGCTGAGTATGGCTGGATTCCGCCATCAAAGGGGAAACAATGAAAAAGAAAATCCCTGAAATCCTAATGGTTTCCGTTTTCGCAGCGATCATGGCGATTATGCTATCTGAATGGGCGTCAGGCTGCGGGGAGCCATATTTTGACGCTTATGACAATTTGAAATTCGACGAATGCACGCTGATAGGGTCAAACCGATGAGCGATCACGAACTAAGGCATTGCAATAACGACAAATGGCACCTAATCCCAGAAGGCGATCTGCGCGCACACATTGCAGACCAGTTGTGTTGGTGCGATCCTGCGCTAGAAAACGAAGTGATATGGCTTCATAGAAGCCTAGATGGAAGAGAGGCTATAGAGCACGACGGCGGCCTATTGTCCTAGCCTACCGCTTGAGCGATGCAGCGATGGCAGGCGCAATCTTTTCAACGCTACGCCCTACTACATAACCACCTAGCCCGAACTCGATAATTGACCAGAGTTTTAGGTACTCTTCCTCGCTCAAGTTTGGCGCAACCCACCCCATCCACCGAGCGACAATTAGCGCGGTGAATGTGACCATCGTCAGCGGCCGCCAGTTGGCCGCTAACCAATGCTGGCTGGCGGCCTCTGTGTTTATGATTTTAGCCGCGGCTTCCTCAATCTCGCTCTGGTGCGCGAGCAATTGACGCATAGCCTCAGTTTCGGCTTTTGCCCGCTCTACCGGGTCAGGGAATAGGTTTGAGACAACCTTGCCTATAATCGGTGCCAAAACAGGGATGAGAGCTTGTATCATGAGTACACCCTCCGATCTAATTCGAAATGTGGCCCATCCGGGAACTTCCGCCAATCAGCACCGCAAACAATTGGCACGCCTAATTCATTCGCGGCCTCTTTCATTGCTGACGCGATTTTGTGGTAAAGCGGCCAATCCCACCGAACCTCGCCATCAACCCATGCGCCAAGGTCAACTGCATGGCCAGTAATATGCCGAGAGTTAAGCGTTTGGCTTGCCCCAGACTCGACTAGGATTTTCTGCCTCTCCGGCGTGCGCAAACCTTCCAGGACAACAAAATCAACAGTAGTCACCTCAATGGCCCGCTCGACGACCTTCACCAGGTCTGCATGCACGCCCTTGAGCCTATATCTAGATCGCTCCCCTAGCCTGTACATGCTAACCCTTTCCGAAATGGCTCAGCACAAACCCAACAATCGCAGAAATACCAGAAATAACACTCATCCCAAACCAAAAGCCACCCTTGGACTTGTTTGCAAGCTCGACCAATTCTTCAACGTTGGCTTCTAGCTTGTCCATCTTTTTGTCCATATCTTGCACTTTTTGCCACAAAACCCCGTATTTGACAGGGTTTATCTCCCCATTCCCCAAATCCATGGCGTGCCCCGTTTCGTATCTAAATTCCCTGCCCCGGCGTGATGTACACGGTAGTCGCAGATGTTGCTAGACCGCTAAAATATGCGTCTTTGTTGAAGCGCAGAATTTCAACAGCTCCAGGCGCGATAGGTATAGCCGGCGACGGGTTTCCGGAAACCGGAGCAACAGCATTAGCCGTTGCCTCTGCAGCCGATACGCCCACACCTAAAAACACAGTCACCGACCCAGAATTTACTACCCTATATTGCCCAGTAGCCTGCGCATCGAATTTTTCATATACGCCAGCCTGCACGCCAGCCGGAGCCACAACAGCAGCGGCAACTACAGCTGTTTCGCCTTGTGGCGCAAACGCGATTTGAGAATTAGATGCCATATCTATACCCCGCGAGTATTCTGTGATCTGTACGACTTCACCACGTCAGGAGTGTGCGCCACCGCGCACACTGCGCGCACTCGTTCAGCCTCTGTTGAGCAGTCATCGCCAGGAGCAATTGCAACCCGATGAATTGACGCGGCCACATGCTGTTCACCGTCTTTAACGATTACGCGCTTTTTGACCTGCACAACCCCATTAGATAGAATCTCGATCCTATCGATTACAGTTTCTTTTTTAAGACTCATTTGCGCCACCTATGTTGTGAAGTATGTAAGTGTAAAGCGATCTATATCGCTCGTTCCGGTAGTAATGCCCGCTACAGTTAAAAATACGTTTGAAACTCCTGTCCCGGTAGTTATGAATGTAGCGCGCGTCTGACCCTGCTCAGCGTTAGGGTTGATCTGTGTGCGACCTGCGGCATATGTAAATACCTCTGTGCTGCACGCTCCGATTCCTGTCCCTACAGTAGCGCCGCACGCAAAAGGAAGTGAGACGGTCAGCGTATTTCCAGCCGTCATCCCTGTTGTGTCAATGTTAAGCATATTTGCGAAGCTACATGTAACCAATCTTCCGACCTTAGTGTAATACCCTGTCACTGTGGTTGCAGATTGATTCCCGCCTGACGTGGCATCAAATAGCCCAACCGTCCATGTTCCTTCTTCATAATCGTCAAGCAATTCACTGGACATTCCTGCGGCATTTGAGCCCGCAGAAAAATCTATCCCATTGCCAGCCGTGCCGATGACAAGATTCCCGGCTGTTATTGTCTGGTCCCCATACTTCACACTCGGTGTTGCGACTGTCTTTAACATGGCTTCCCCTTTATGAATACCCAATCACTGTGACCCGTAGGCTTACGTTCGCAGCAATGCCAACGCCTGTTCTATTCTGTGCTCTGACTGATACAGTGTCGGCAGCAGTAACGGCAGCCTCAAGCAACAGTCCGTCAGGCATAAGCGTCGCAGAATTAGATATTGAGACAAACGCATTATCTACCGTCTGTGCCCCAGGCACTGTAATAGTCTGAGTTGAAGACCCATTGCCAGGCACAACGCCGAAGTTTACAACCTGGAACGCCTGCATGTGGCGCTCAATAATGGCCAGGTCAATCGCTGGGGACGGCGTAACGCCGTCCAGCATGAAATACCCGCCGAGCGAAACACTGAACTCTTCCACAACGCTAGTAGATAACACTACGCGCGCCAAGCTCGTGGCCAGAATGCCCCCATTCTCGACCCCGGCGATAAATGATGTTGCGGCATCCACACTGCACCCGCTACCGGAAAAACGGCCTGGTCCGCCATCGTTATTTATCAGCGCGGCATTGCTCATACTCATGCGGCTGCCCAAGCATGAAACGCCATACCCGCCGCCTGTTGCCCCGGTGCAGCCAGTAGACCAGATCGAATTAGCAACGAAGCTGCAATTTTCCAAAATCTCAAAGTTCTCCCTGCGGTTCCCTACAGCCAGCACCCTGGAGATGTCGCCAACAGCCCCAGAAGACGCATATACGCCCGATGCTCCATTAACCCCGGTGATTCCTTCGTTTACATGCACACCAGTTGCCCCGGTGAACCGCATGCCCATAACGCCGTTTTGCCAGAAGCACGGTATTTCAGCGTAAATCGTTGCCCCAGACTCTGAGGAAAGCCCGTCGCTGCCATTGCCTACCGAGTGCCCCTCCGTAAACAGTAGGCTAGCGTTGGCATTAACCTGAACGCCTCTGCCAGTTGTCCCACTAACAACGACCTCTCGCAGATTTACAGTTGACCCTTCTAGCGCCCATACGCCGAACTCATTATTCCCACAGTAGTGACTTCTGCGCGTCTGTAGCACGCAGCCATTCCCAACGAACGCGCCACGTCCCCAGGCTACAGACGCGAAGCCGTCTCCAGCGTTGAACATTGCTACCGGACCAATTTGCGTTGGGCCTTCAGTTGTACGGCCATTTAGCGCAATACCGTGCGATCCTGCACTCGCCCCATCGCCACCTAGCACTAGATTGTTGACCCACTTTAGTGATGCGTTTTGAGCAAAAAATAACCCGTCGCCACTAGCTGTGTTTCTGAGTATTGTTTTGATGGCCTTGACTTCCCCGCCGCTGATTCGGTTGATGGCTGGCGCATAAAGGCCGCGCCATTTATTTGTCACGGTGACGACATTTCCTACGACAGACTGCACCTCATGTGTTCCTTCATGCGCAACGCCTGGAGTTATAATTGAATAAGGAGTGCCGATTGGAAGTTTCATCGCTGGGGCCACTGTCAGTGTGGCCGATCCGCCTATATTTGTGATGACAGACATACCACCATCAGCCAGGATCACGTCACCGACGTTTGCCTCTGCAGCAAATGCAGTGGCCGCGCCCTGTACTGTGGTGTCTGGCTTGATAATTGAGAACGCCGACCCATTCGGGATTGTGAGAGCTGCATCAACTGTAAGGCTGGTATCGCTGGCAATGTCAACGACCTTAGCGTAATCTGTGCCGTACTGGATAAGATCGTTTAGATCAACCTCTGTCAAAAACAGAGTTCCAACGCCTGTTATCGTCTGCAATGGCACGCCGCCAGTTCCAACAGTGCCGGTAGGAGCGGCTGCCTGCGTATTTACTGTGCCGCTGTTTGGCCGGCTCAAATACCAAGCGCGAGACCCTGTAACGCCGCTATCCCATGTGCCAAAAATAGAAACGGTGGTCGCCCCAACGACGTTAACAACCCTCGTCTGGCCTTTAATAGTAAGAAGATCGCCGGGTGAAATATAGTCAGAAAGAACGCCGCTTAGGACTGCGCCCCATGCCGCTGTTCCACCGCCAGACGCCGCCGTGATCGTGGTCAAATTAGCTAGCTGATTGCCTAGCTCATTAGGTGCTACGCGATCACGAAATACCGAGTTATCGCCACTCAACGTCATCAGCGGCACTACATTGTCTAGCTTTAGGTAATCGCCCGCCGTGATCCCGGCAGCGCTTGCAAGTTGCAGTTCTACGGTGTAATTCCCAGTAGAGCCAGAAACCGAGTTAACCGCCACCAATGTGGTGGAGACTGGCGTCGCGCCTTCAAGCGTTATATTTTGATTCTGCCCGACGTTGGCGATATTCCCGGTGGTTGTCGTGTGAACACCGGCGGCTAGTTCTAGCGTTAGATCGCATTCTGCATCGATCATATGTAGATGTGGCAGGATCGAAGGAGAGTCTGCTGCAAGAATGCTAATCGTTCCGGTAGAGCATGGCACGGTGACGCGCTGCCCAGTAGCCAGCGCATCTTTCAGTGATGCGTAATCCGTGAGAGAGACAGATTGGCACAGCTTGGCTCCGACAGTAGTAGCAACCGCATTAGCGCCGCATGGCGTGTAGACAAGATCGCCAGCGTTAATAATGTTTCCATATCGCTCAGTTGCTTCGGGAGCGCTATAGACAGTGCTTCCGTTCTTATCCATGACCCTGATGCTGTAGTCACTATTGACATAGATGCGCGCCGGCGTGCCGCTGCGTGCCGGGTAGCCGTTAATTGTGCGGATAGGCTGCGCCGCTGATATTGTGAGCGCTGCGTCCCAGTACGCCGCAATTGGATTGCCCTGCGGGTCAAGGTTGGCCTGCCCAAGCCAGATATACCCATTCTCAAGAGGCTGCCCGTCTGTCTCCGTGAATATCTGGTAGGTTGGCTGGATGCTTAGCGCTGACATTATTCGGGCTCCTGTTCAGATTGGCGCGACGCCTGGATGGCAGATTGTAACCACTGCACGCGCGCATCTAATGATTGCGGGATTTTAGCCGCTTTTGCAAAATCTATGAACGCCTTACTCATTGCAACCCTGCGAAGCGCTGCTTGGCTTGGCTGCGCCTTTGTAGCCGCCTCAATTGCCAGTTTTTGGAACTCATCACTGGCAAATAATTTCCCGGCCGCCTTTACTGCATCGGCTTTGCTGCTAGTCATAAATCTAACGATATCAGGCGCAATAAACCCACCTCCAGGCATCGCGCTAGCCGCCCCAGTGACAATGCGCTGCGCTGTTGGCGTGTTCATGACCTTGCCGATCAGCCCCTCGGCCGCCATTGATTCGACGAGAGCCTGATTGGCTTTCCCGGTTGTTATAACCTGAGCACGTGCGTCTGTTATTCGGCGAGAGACCTCATATAAATCGCGCATCACGGTGTCGGCATCTTTCCCTAAAACCTCAACCATCTGTTTGTACACTGGCGGATTGGAGCGCAGACCGCGGTATAACTTTGTGAATTCAGCAAACCCAAATGCGCCTTCTTGGGTAGCCTTCCCTGAAGTTGCAGCAGAAGCTAGTGCGGTGGCTACTGTTTCTTTTCGCAACTCTGGTGGAACGACCTTCATTAACTTATTAAATTGCGCAGCATCTCCTTTTGCCGCGGATCGCATCGCAGACTGCATGAGGGTGGACACGCTGCCGTCAGACTCTTTGCCGAATGCGCTAATGATCCGGCCTTCTAGCGCTTTTTTCTTGGCAGTCAACAAATTGGCTGCGCGTAGCTCTTGTCTTAATGGCTCGCCGCCAATCTTTGCTACATTGTCTAACTGATCTTCAGCCATTGCCGCATATAATCGCTTCAGAGATGCCGCGTCCATATTGCTGTATGGCGAGTCTTTCCCTGCTAGAGTCTGCCCTAGTAGATTCTTCTCACGTAGAAGGCGCCCATACGTGGCCGACGGGTCTGTTGCAAGCTCGTATAGTTTCTTCTCTTGCGTGGTAAGCCCTTTTTCTCCGACCTCACCAAGCACATCGTCTAGCGTCTGAGTTAGTTTCGTAAATTGCACCTTAGATGTTTTTGGCACAGCCTCATCTACGCGCCTATATATTGCGCTTGCATCATCCCCTAGTTTTGATTGTGTGCTTTTCAGTGTATCAATGATGCGCTGCGACGTTACCCCGGCTGCTGGCCTGCCATCAACGAACGCGGCATCGAATTTCTGCACCACTTCGTCGGCCTTATTGACGGCGTTGCGCACAGTGTTCACCCATGCGGCTTCAGCCTCCCCACCTGCCGCTGATCTGGTGAGGCCAACAGCGGCCCTAACCTGAGGATTGTCGGAAAACACATCAAAAGGCAAATCCATCCCCAAGCGATCCGCTGCCGCCCGCGCCTCTGGGTTTACCTGAGCTAGATCGGCCAGCCTTGCCTTAGCCGACGCTGATCCTGGAGCGTTTCCGCTCGCTTTTTTGGCTAGCTTCCCTACTTCTTCAAACGCTTCTGTTGTAACTTGTGCCGCCGTTTGCTCTGGAACTGCTTGCGCTGCTGCCTGGGCTACTTGCTGCTCTGGAATGGCTTGCGTCGCCACTTGGGCGATTTGCTGCTCAGGGACGGCCTGCACTGCTGCTGGGGCGGCCGCAGCAGCAGTAGGCGGTGTTGGCTTAGGAACAGGCTTAGCAACAGCCTTAGGCGCAGCGGCGCGTGCTGCAGATGATGCTGTTTTCCCTGCGATTGCGCGACTCACAGCAGGGACGGCCGCCGCCACCCCAACCGGGAGCATCCCGCCAGCAATGGTCGCAGCTATTTGCCCAGCCGTTCCCGCTCCCATCTCTTGTGCAGTCTGTCCAGCAGCCCCAGCAGTGGCGCCGCCAACTATTTGCGCGCCAGGCTGAGACGCCAACATGCCTCCAACTCCGCGAGCCACTGGCGAGGCCGCCCCTGCCGCAGCCTGAATAGCCCGACCAGCAGACACCATCCCGCCAGCTCCTCCAGCCCCAGACGCAACGGCCTGAACAATCCGTTCTGCTTGTGTTCGTGGTTGTGCAACGCCTACACGAGTTAATAGGTCTTCCATCGCCTCAGTCGGCAGCGTGTACTTTGTGCCAAACATGCTATTTATTGCGTTTACAACAGGATCACCAACCACTTGCGCCAATGTGGCCGCTCCAGCGCCAGCCAATGCCCCAGGAACTGCGCCAACACCTCCAGCTAACGCGCCGATCCCGGCCCCGGCCGCAGCACCAGCCGCAGGGAGCGCAAGGCCACGAGTTATTGCCCCGCCAAGCCCGGCGAGCGTTGTCTCTGGCTCTGCTTGCTGTGGCGCAACTTGCTCTACTTTTCCGCCAAACTGGGCGGCGATCTTCGCGTAGTCTGTCCCAGCCGCAGCAGCCTTAGACTGATCCATAGGCTCTGAATCTGAAGTAGGAGCAGGTGTGGCCTCTACCTTGCCGCCGAACCGCTTAGCAAGCGCAGCGTAATCGGTCGCCATTAGAGCCCCGCCGCCTTTCTGAATGCGTCAGCCGCCGCCTTATTTGGAAAAACAAGGTTTTGCCCGTCTGGCGTGGAAATCGCAACAGCCGCTGCCGGCATATCTGGAGTAGACGCCGGCATGCCTGCGCTTTTTGCTATGTTGTTGCGAACTTTTAATAGTAAACGCTGAGATTCTTTAACATTTGATAGAAGGCGATCCGGCGACTGCCTAAGGCTTAGGCTCTGTAGCGCTGCCTGTAGTTTTTTGCCTTCCGCATCAGACAATTGGCCCGATCCTTTCATTTTTGGGATTTGAGATATAAATGCCTGCGAGCTAAGCGTATTTATCAATTCCTCAAAGTTTGCGGTGTCTTGTGATAGCGTTGGCGTCATTGTGGAGATTGGCCCAGTTGCTGCCTCTAGAACACTGTTCGGAGTTTTTATAATTCTTTCTGCTGTATTCAAAAAGTTATCAATATCAGTCGCTGCATTCTCAAATTGAGCCGCTTTTTCACGAACCAATGTGTCGCGCTTTTCTTGCATTTCCTGAAGTTTAACCCCCAGCTCTTGCCTTTTTAGATCGTTCGTTTCTCTGGAGATTGCCGAATTAACAGCCGCAATCCGCGCATTTTCTTTTTGAATCGCAATATCTTCCTGAATTTTTGTGATGTCCCAATTCTTTTTAGAAAGCTCTGTTGCTGCTTCAGATTCAGCGAACTTTGCTTTAGCGGCGGCGATTGTCGCTGTAGATTCAGCCTCCTTCAATTTGGCCTCAGCCATTGGCGCGGCGCTGCCTGCCTCAACCGCTTTTTTGTAGCGGTCAGGGTCAAGAACGGCAAGCAATTTATTAACTCCTCCCTGAGCAGCTTTTACGCTTTCTGGGTCTCCAGCCTCAATTAAGCCGAGCGCTTGCTCGTGCGCGGCTGTTGATTCCCCGCTGTTTTTCTTGGCCGCGATTATGGACCTGAGCTCGTTGGCGGCTACATCATGACGACCGTTTTCTAGCGCCGTGGAGACCGCAAACCCTTGGTTAAACTCGTTTTTTACCCGCTCTTCTCCAACTCCCTTTCGCACGGTGTCGAAGGCTTCGCGGAATTGTGGATATTTGGCGATCATGCCCAGCCAAGCCGACTGCGATCCGTCTTTCTGTGCGCCGTCTAGGTCTGCGGCAAACTGGGCTTTAGCCTCCCCGGCTTGCGCTTCAGCCCGTCTTTGGGCTAAGACTTGTCCTAATTGCGAAAATGATTGCGCAAGATCAACCTGCGGCATCATGCCTAGGTAATTTACTGGGGCTTGTATTGGATTGATTGACATATTGCGCTCTAGTTAGAATATTGGCTGAGACTTTTTCATTCCGCCGCCAATGCCGCCGCCTCCACCGCCCATTCCTCCAATAACCATTGACGCAATGTTTGCTGCATCACTAAACGCCTGTCTAGGCACATTCCCCATTGCCATGGTTCCGCCGGCAATAGCTGCTCCCCTGTTGGCTAGTAGATTAGAGATATTGCTGGCTGACTGCATGCCTTGCGATGCCTGGCCGGCAGCCGACGCCTGACCTAGTGACGTTATCCCACCGAGCTGGTTGTATCGCTGCTCGATCATCTGCTGTAGAAGCTGCGGCCTGTACTGCGCAAGTGCCGCCTGCATATTCCCGCCCCGCAGGCCGCCAGTGGCGGATGCGTTTTGCAGCATCCCCGCCTCGCCCTGTTTGGCAAGAGCTTGGAAAATAGGCGACTGCTCAATTCCTGAAATTGCCGCTTGCTCTGCCCCAGGCTCACCTAGGCCGACAAGGGCCTGTTGTGCGGCCAGAGATTCTGGACTGGCCGAAACGTATGGCGCCATCAGCTCAACCAGTTTATCAAACTGCCTGCGCTGTTCCTGCACCCCCATTTCGGCGGCAGCCGCCTGAGTCTCACCAGCAGCCCGCGCGGCCTTCCCGGCCTGCTTAGCGCCAGTAATGCCGCTAGTAATATCGCCAACTAAATCGCCAACGAAACTCATGTTCTCATCTCCCAATCTTCCCGCAACATGCCGAGAATGTAAACGTCTTTAGATACCCCGCCCTGAACGCAAGCGCTGCGCTTTATCCCTTCCTGGCGAAAGCCTAGTTTAATGCAATAGTTCCGCGCAGACTCTAGCCCTTGGATAATGCTCGTCGTAACACGCAGGATTGGGCGCGAAAACGCCCACTCAAGGCATTGCATACCAAGCGCCCTAGAGTG